TTAATGTAGCAGAACCAGATGTTACTAATTTTGCATTAAATGCTCTATAATTTACCATTTTTTATTTTTTGATTGATTCTTTTAATTCGTTTAATAATTCATATGTCATCATCATTGCTGATAGATGTTGTTCTTTAATCTTTTTAACAGATTTAATTTTTCTAATATTTGCAATTGTTTCTGCTAATTTGATTTTTGTAACTTTGTCAGAAATTTTAGAACCAACTTCTTTTAATCCCTCTACCAATTTGGTTATTTCGGTTGAAACATATTCACTTAATTTACCAGTATTATTGATATTATTAATATATTCTCTTAATAAACCTTTTTGGTCATTTGTAAGATTACTATATTTGTTATTAAATGATTCAACCAATAGTTTATAAGAAACCGCTCTTAAATCATCATCTTGTTTTCTGTATTCTTCTAAAACTGCATCTTTAATTTTTATTTCTTTATTTTGAATAGAAGAATTGATAATATTTTCTGCAATTGTAAATCTAGAACTAACTACATCCGTTGGGTCGTATTGTTCATCAGTAATAACTGTTTCAAATATTTTATAGATACTTGCTAATGTTTTATAATGAGAAATTGGAGATTTTATAAATTCATCTAAATTATAAGTTTCTTTAATTTCTTTAATTAAATTATATTTTTCTTTTGTAAGTTTCTTTTCGTCTAATCTTTTACGAGCTTCTAATATCGTATTGATAAATTGTTCGGCCTTTGATTCCGAATTATACTTCTCATTTATTAAATACTGGTATAATTTTAATTCTTTTGATAATTCTTTTTTAGAATTAAAATGTTCTTTTAAAATTTTTTCTGCAATAGATTTATTAGCAGACATGATTTCGGAAGTAATTTGTCTTACTAATAATTCAAATATGAAACCCGTATTTTTAAACTTTGAATGTTTTATTTTTTTCATCAATTTGTATAATTTGTCAGATATAAATATATTTTTATATTGGTTTAGTATTATTTTTTTAAATTCTCAGTTAAAATAGTTTTTTTATTACCTTTCATATCTTTAAATATTTCTAAATACGATTCTCTTGGTTTATATTTTACCGAACCTTCTTTAGCTTTAAGTGTTTTAATACCTAACGGGTCTCTTCCCTGTGGGTGGTCATCTTTACCATATCTAGTAAGGTCTTTAGGCCTTCCACCTTCATCATAATTATCTAATTCCGAATTTATATTATCTATTTCTTCTTCAACATTTGTTGTTCCTTCTGTTCCGGTTGGTTTAGCAGGGTCAATACCTTGAGTTTCAATTGATGTTAAACGGAATGATTGTTTTGTATCTTCTAATACTTGTAATGTCATTTCATCTTGTTCATCTTGAGCCATATTTAATATAGCCTTATACATCCATTCTTTAGAAACCATTTTAGTTTGTTGCATTTGTTGAATTAATGCTATTTTTGATGTATATAATTCAACCTTTTCTTGTTCATATATTTTTGATGGAATAGTTAATTCTAATGTAAAACTAGTCAATCTATCATCATCAATACCTTGTGCATATAAATGGACGATTGCAATCTTTGTTAATTCTGAAATAATTACTCTTTGTATTCTTTCAATTGTTTTTGCAAATCTAACATCCATTGCGGCAAGTGTTGCTTTACCATTTGTATCTTCTTCATATCCTAAATATGCTTTTGGAATTTGAAGTGCGGCCATCAATTTACCTTTTAAGTAATTGATATCATCAATCATATTATACTCCAAACCTTTTAGGGTATCAATAGATGTACCATTATCACTACCACGAACTGGCATATAATAATCTTCAATAAGGTTTTGCATATTATATTTCAAATTATACTCACCAGTTCTTTCATCCATAAATGGAACTTTTTTAGATGAGTTGATAATTTTTTGCATGTAGTTATCCACTTCGTTTGGTGGAATATTACCAACATCCACCTTAAAGATTCTCTTTTCAGGTGCTCTCATCACTCTATGAATTAACATTGCATCTTCCATCAACATTAATTGTTTCCAAACTCTTCTACCACCTTCAATCATTGATTTACCATATGGTAAGAAGTTTGCATCACCATTTAATCTAAAGTGTGCAATTTCGTAGTTTTCATATTCTTTTTTATTATTTTGAGAATATCCACTATTTGGGTTTTGATATGGTGCGTATATAAATTTAACTCGTTGTGGATTTTCAGGGTCAAATCCTTCAACTCTACTCATTTCGTAAGTAGATAATGGATTAGTATTTATAATACCTAATTCATCTGTCATTTCTAATTGTAAATAAAAATCACCATACTTAACTAAATTTCTAACCCATGGCCATAAATTAAATTCAATATTAAGTGTATCGTAAAATAAATTTTCTAATACTTGTTTAACCTGTTCGTCTTCGTGATGAATTTTTAAAACACTACCCATTTCATTTCTAGCAGTACATTCGTCTGCATATACATTCAATGCAGATGATAAAATTGGGTCTGTATCCATTGAGTCGTAATCTCTAAACAAATCAATTCTAACTTGTTGATATGCTAAAGATGATTCTACTTGTCCTGTTCCGTAATTTGTAACTTTTAATTTCATAAAACGGTCAACAAGATTAGTTGTCATATTTTGATACTCATCTGTATCAACTACTTTGACTCCTTTTGCCGTTTTTCTAACAATTGTATTTGTTGAAAATAATTTCTGTAACCTACTAAATATTGATTTATCTGCCATTTTTATATAATTCTATTTTTCTAAATATACGGAAAATATTTGATTTTTCCAAATATTACCATTTTCTACAACTCCAATATCTTGCTTTTGTTCTTGGTCCTGGATTTGCACAATTATGTCTAGCTCTAAAAGATTTTCTTGCTTTTGGATTAGATTTTCTTATTTTCATTGTTTTTTCACCCTTAGCCGCTGCTGATGTTCCACCATGTCCAAAGTTTACTTTAACAACATTACCTGCAGGATTCTTTACATATACTTTGAATTTTTTAACATCACCTCTCATTGGTTTTCCTAAAGGAACATTTCTACCTTGGTATTCTGCCTCAGTCATACACTCACATGTTGCCTCAGATAGTTCTGTATTATATTCTCTTATAAATTTAATAAAGTCTTTAAAATCATCATAATTGTCTACATCATATTCTTCTGGTTCTACTTTACCATAATTTACATCATCATCAGAATTAATATCCTCTTTTACAGGTACACAATTTGGTACCATTTTACCATTTTTCATTTTACCACCTACTTCTTTATATCCATCCCAGCACTCACATAATGCATTAGATTCTCCTTCATTACATTTTTTCCAACCACCACCTTTTCCTTTGTAGTTTTTTGCAGCCCATCCATTTGCATAAGCTGATGGATAAACATCAAATTTAGACTTAGCTGCAGATTTAGATGCAGACCATTTAGCCGGGTCAGTTGGGCAATTCTTTTCTAAAAATAAATTTATTTTTTCTTCTATGTTCATAGTTTCATTTTTTGGTTTTGTTGAAACATATATTGGTTTTTTACCTTGTCCACTACTATCTTTACCACCTCTACCTGCTTTATTTTGTGCAGCTCTTTTTCTACGAGTTGCACTTTCTTTTTCTTTTTTACTCATTCCGGCAGCTTTTGCTGCAGGAACACATTTAGCATATCCACTCTTTTTTCCCGAAGTTCCACATGGTGGATGTTTACCATCAACTTTTTTGCCGATGTTTACCCATTTTTCTTTAAACCACTTATTTAAATCTTCGTTCATTTTACAATAGTTTCACTATATAAATATAAAAAAATTACTTAAGTAACCAAGTTAGATTTTCTTTCTCACCTTTACCTAAATCCATTTCATACGGATTACCTTGTTTTTGCCAATTTGAGGTGTATACTCCTGAATTTGTATTTATGGTAGTTGCGTTTAACATATTTTTTGTCAAATCTATTCCTTCTTGTTTCAAACGAAGTGCCGTATTACGAACCCAAAGTCCAATACCCAATGCCATAATAAGGTCATCATTATATCCCTTCATTGCTTCTGCTCTTCCATTTTGCCAAATGAATGTAAACATTTCATCTATCAATCTACTTGAACGAATTAGAATGTCTTTATCATTCATATATGTGTCTAATGCCGAAATGATAAGTGGACGAGTTTTACTGGTTGTAGAAAATCCTGCAACCATTTGTCTCTCATCTCTATAATATTTGTTTGACATTTGTCTTTCAGTATCAATATATTTCAAATCATTACTCATATAGAATAAGTTTTGATATCCTCTATTGATAATTTGTTGAATACATGCCCAACCTACATTTGAGTTTTCCACTACTAAAAGTGCATTATTATATTCGGTTGCCAATGATGTTAAGAAGTTTCCAAAATCTTTTGTATCAATTTTACCTCTATATTCTGCAACTTGTGATGAATCTTCAATGTCTATAACTTGTGCAGTGGAATAGTCAGCTCCGTCACCTCTAGCGACATCGGCAGATATCATATATGCTCTATTATAATTTGGATGTTCCCATACCCACAAATTACTATCAAATCCTCTTTTTTCAACGGGTTCCATTACATAGGTATCTTTATACCAAGTTAATAATGGTGGTTCAAATACTGTATCACCCGAACCAACAAAGTCACAATCACATTCCTGTGCTGCACCTTTAACTCCTAATATACGAGTTTGTTCATCTCTCCATGCCTGGTTTCTTTCTGGATGTTTTGTCCAATGTAAATTTATATTATTAAATCCGTTTGAACCACTTTCACCATCTACCCACATTTTATGAAACCAATTACCCACACCATTTGGAGTAGATAATACAATTGCAGCACCACCTGTTGATAAAGTTGATTGTGCTGATAACCAAATTTCATCGATATCTCTAATAAATGCTGCTTCGTCAACAACTAATAGGGATAGGGCTTCCGAACGGCCTGCATCTGGAGAACTTGCGATTGCTTTTACTTGTGAACCATTTTTTAATTTAAGGGAAAGTTTATTATCTTCAACCGATGAACTACCACCATCTCTTAACCAAATAGGAAGTAAGTCGTGCATAACTCTCACCTTCTCTACCAGATTCTTAGCTACGGTTACTTTGGTTGCGATTACCAACGCATTATAATCTTGGTTGAATAACATCTTCCATAAAATAAAGCCTGCAGATAAGGTCGATAAACCCAACTGACGGGATTTAAGAATAATGTTAAAACGATTTTCTTTAAAGTCTGTTAGACATTGTTCCTGGAAAGGATAAAGGTGAAAGGGAATTTTTCCTCTCACCGGATGCTGAATGATACAATACTTCTTCATGAAGTAAATTGGGTCTAACGCACACTTGCGATATTCTTCAGCTATTATTTCTTTTAATGTTTTCTTAGGTTGCCCTTGAACTCCCATTATTTTTTGAATTTAATCTTCCAATATACACCAGCACCAACA